CCAATATTATAATTTTTTAACTAACTTTATAATATCATATATAGTCTTTTTCATCTAAGAAAGCGCTTGTAATCTGTAACATCCTAGTTTGTAAACATAAAATTTTAAATAAAATCGGTGATTAAGCTCATATTGAATTGGCAGGTCTGTCTTAACTCCTTTATATCTTTTCTTTGAATTTCACTAAATTCAGTTTAATTTAGATTTCTTTTTTTCTTATAATAAATTATACTTAATCCTAACATAAATTCAGACAACCAAGGAGAGTGTATATGAATTACAAAAGTGAAATTAAAAAATAGGTTGGAATAAAAAAGAAGTTGCTAATAGAGTGGAAAGTTTAATCGAAGAAGAAATAATAGATACAAAAGATGAATTAACTGACGATGTATCGACAGTTATTGAAAAAGAAGACAACAACCCTGTACTTAATGAATTTTTAAATAAATAAAAACAGTCTGAGGAAAACAGACTGTTAAAAATATATCATTAAACATGTGGCAAAATGTACTAGTTTATACTAGCCAAAATTAGTATATAACAAAGACTTAATTCTGAAAAATTTATGTCAATTTTACTGACATGAAATAACCACCCAGTGACATGTTTAGGTAGTTTAATAGGTAATAATCATTATCATTTTATAATATGTACATGTGAATATATTATAACACAAAAAACACCCACTAGTTGAGTGAGTGTTTTCAAACATTTATTTTAAAAAGCCATTATATATACTTCTTCAGATTTGGCACACTTATCATTTTACTTATTTGCGTTAAATCTTGATAAGATAAGTCCAAAATAACATATCTAAATGTAATATAAGGGCGAGTATCATCATAGACCCTATATACACCAAGACTTAATTCTTCACTGGTTATATCACTATCAGAATCACTTGAAGCATCTAGGAAATTTATATACATCGCGTCTAATTGCTTATCCACGTCAATCTTTATTCTTCTTTCTGCGATCATAAATTTTGGCCTCCTTTTTACGTTCGGATTCTTTTAATTGTGTCTTACTAGTTTCAAGTATAGTAACTATGTCCATATGATTTGAATTATCTTCAGCTATAATATTATAAATCTTTGGATTTCCTTCTTCTTTAATATTACCATAAGAAGAATATTTCCACCTAACATTAGGCCCTATACTTTCTTGTGAGAAAATATAATCTGGGTCAGATACTAAATTTTCAAAAAAATCTTCATTGCCCTTAAAATGTTTTCTTTCTTCGTGTTCATTCATTACATGAAATTCCCAAGTAGTTTTCTTTAATCGCACTTCTCTATTAAGTGGATCAGTAGTACTAAAAATATAATCGTCGTTCATTAGTTACTCATCCTCAGGAGTTCTTAAAAAGTTAATTTCACTTTCAGGTAATTTACCAAAAGCACTTTCATATTTAGCAACAATGTCGCTTGTAGTATCAGCTAAATGTTTTAACGTAGCAGGACTTACCATGATGTTTAACTCTTTTTCTATTCCACGAGGTGAATTCGACCTCATAATTAAAACTCCATCATTTTTTCCTGCCATAACTTCTATAGAATTAATATATACTGTTTCTTCATCAAAAATTGTTACATCTTCTTGTTCTTCTTTATCTGTTTCTGAATAGTAATTTTCGTATGCCATTTATATACCCCTTTAAAAATATTTTTAACAATATATAAAACATTTTAATATTCCTTGGATACGAACGTATAGGCGAACATAAAAAAAAGACAGCCGAATTAACGGCTGCCTTTATTATAAGGAAGTTCCCTATTAAGGAAACAAAACAATAATATCAAATTTTATTAAGTATAACAATTATTAATTTATTCAATCTTCCTTAGGAACAGAAACTATATAGTTATAATTACGAATTTCTAGATGTCTTTCTTCTTTCAATAATCTCTTCTTCATAACTTTGTTTTATATAACTTTCCATACGTTTTTGGTTAGGTCTTAAAGTAAGCCCTAAAAACTTACGTTCTTGGTTAGCATCTTTATAGAAACTGACCATCATAACTAGAATAATAACAGAGAACGGTAAGGCAGTCATAATCGCCATATTTTGAAGGGCGTTTAAACCATTATCTCCACCTGAGAATAATAGAATAAACGCTATCAACGCTTGTGCAATACCCCAGATAACCTTAACCATTACTGACGGATTCAATGAACCATATGTAGTCTGCATTCCCAAAACAAATGTTGCCGAATCTGCAGATGTAATAAAGAATGTTGCTATTAATAGTAATGTTACAATTGATAGTAAAAATCCAAGTGGTATTTCATTAAATACACCAAACAAAGCTGTTTCTGGTGGCATATCTATAATTTTCGGGTGGTCTTTTGCTGTTTCGATACCCAATACACCGAATGCTGCAAACCATACTAAACTTACAAGTACTGGAGCTAACATAACCCCTGAAACAAATTCTCTAATTGAACGCCCTTTAGATACACGTGCGATAAATATACCAACAAATGGACTCCAACTAATCCACCATGCTAATTGGAAGAATGTCCATGAATTCAACCATTCGTTTTTTTGTGGATCTAATGGTGCTGTATCAAACATATTAAATAGTAAAGTATTTAAATATTCACCAGTAGAACTTGTTAACATGTTTAAAATTAGAACTGTTGGCCCTACGATGAAAACAAACAATAAGATAATCCCTGCTAATCCAATATTCGCATTACTTAAATATTGAATACCACGACTTAAGCCTGACCATGCGCTCGCTAAGAACAATATTGTAACAATAATGATAATAATACCTTGTGTTAGGATATTGTTTGGGATATCAAATAAATAGTTTAGACCGCCTGCGATTTGCATAGCGCCTAAACCTAGAGATACTGCTACACCACCAATCGTAGCGAAGACAGATATCACGTCAATAACCGTTCCAAGTGGACCGTCAATTTTATTCCCGAAAACTGGACGTAGTGTTTTAGAAATTAATGCTGGTTCATTTTTTCTAAATTGGAAATAAGCCAACGCTAGAGCAACTACGGCATAAACTGCCCATGCATGAAAGCCCCATTGCATGAACGCTCCTCTTAAAGCTTCTTTAAAAGCATGTGATGTTTGTGGATCTCCTGTTGGCGGTGAAGCGAAATGACTGATAGGTTCAGCTGCTCCCCAGAAAACTAAACCAATACCCATGCCAGCACTAAATAGCATTGCAAACCATGAAATAGTGTTGAATTCTGGTTTATCCCCAGGCTTACCTAATTTCAATTTACCAATTGGGCTAAATATTAAGAAAACACAGAAAAATATCATGACAGCAACAATAACCATATAATACCAACCAAAATATTCAGTTATCCAACCGGTGATATTATTCCCAATATTATTGAATTGATTAGGAAATATAGCCCCTAAAAGTACTACAATTGTGATAATTATAATACTAAAGGTAAAAACTGGCGATAATCTCTTACCACTATAGTTAGATTCGTTTTTATTCATAATTTTACCTCCCTTGAATTCAATATTATGCATAGTAACAAAGTTTTCCAAAAATTACAACTTCAGTTTAAAAAGTGAATAAAATGAATATAAAAATAGTAACAAATAAGATTATCCAACACTACGTTTTATTCAAACAGGTTTAAGTATAAAATAAAAATTACAATTATCTATGTAGAATACTTTAGAAATACAAATGCACTGGAGAGTAACAAAAAAGACACCTCATAAAGAGGTGCCCATCTTTTTTGATATAAAAACGTATCTCGAAAGAGAGTACAGTTTAAATCTAACATATCATGTCCATTCAATACTACCCTAGTTTTTCTCATTTTAGTTTTCTGTTGCTTATCTTTAGTTATATATGACACAATAATAAACATCCATAAAGCAATAAGAAAGATAATTGTATATATTTATTAGTTTATATATCAAACAATATCTGAGACTTATCAGACAAAAAAAGAAGCAATCATAAATAGTTATCTCAAAAAGAGCGAAAACTGTAATAAAAAAAAAAGACAGCCGAATTAACGACTGCCTATACACAATAAGGAAGTTTCTCTGTCTAAGAAACTAACGAAACTATATCATACAAACATAAAAAATAACCACCCAGTGACATGTGTGGGTGGTTTGCGTGGGAACATTCTCAAAAGAGTTGTTCCAATAAATCATTATGTATCACAACCACTACTACACTTTATATTCGCGACTATAAAATATAACTTATACGGTTGCGTGCCATATTTGCAGTTTCTATCTAACTGCCAAAGTCATAGTCTTATACTACCTTCAGACAAGAAGCAAGCCCACTATGGCGGGATGAATTGTAGATACTGGACTGGAAGAAGTCACCAGTCGGGACCGATTGTTACGATACATGGTATCTCTCATGTATCTATACCTACATTATACCATAAAAAATAGGGCAAGCACATACGTGCCTACCCTTGTATATTAGCTAAAATCTCCCCATGCATCACCGACACGTTGACCTTGTCCATTACTGTAACCTATAGGCATGTAGACTCTATCTCCACTACTTACCGTCCACGCAAGCCAAATGTAGCCGTCATAGTCATATACTTCATCATAGTTGATAGATTGATCATAATGTAATTGACCTGCTATAGGCCAACCCGCCCAAGGTCCATAATATCTTGTGTAGATAAAACTTTCATTACCTTTGGAATCTGTAGCCTTACATGTAAATGTAGCTTGTTCAGGTTTCCATAAGATACCGTGAGCATTTCTGCGCCATTTATTACCAACATTCTCACTTTTAGACTGTACAGGCGTTTTCTTATCTTCTTCATTTGGGATAGTTACGGTATCAGGTATGTTGTTAGGTTCTCCGATAATAAGTGTTGGGTTGTCGTAATATTTCTTAATTTCTTTAATGAAATAATTCTGCATTTCTCGTTGTTTGGCTTTGCTCGGTGCGCCTTGCTTAATCGGGTCGAAATCAACATGCAATGCCATACTTCTGTGAGGGCATGCTGTTGCAACAAATTGATTGTGCAGTTTGACCGTTTTTGTATTCGGCTCAATGCCATAATACAACATGTCAATGGCTGCTTGTTTGAATGTTGCCTGCTCGTTCATCATGAAATCTTTATTACTTGCACTCATTGACTCTTCTACTTCATAGCCTAAATAATGACCGTTGCCGTATGTGTCTGCGACATGCCACGCAACACGGTAAGTGTCAATGGCACGCCAAATCGTGAAACGATCAATATAGTAATGTGCCATGCCTGCCTCATAGCGTGCTACAGATGCGTTGCTTAAAGCATTATAATCTTGTACTGCTGTTCGGCTACCTGCTGTATTGTGAATAACTACACCGTCAATAGAGCCCACACGTTTATTCATTGTGTAGTTAATGTTGTCATTGATGACTTGTAGTTTTGTTGACTCAGTTGTTACACCTTGCTCTGCGTCCTCATAAGGCGGACGAATGACACCCCAAAACTCATCATAGTTATGGTTTTGAACAAATGCTGCAGGGCTGCCCTGATCTGATGCGTTATACCAATTTTGGTCAATGCTATCATAATAATGCTCGTTAGCAGCAACGATGATATTCGTATGCCCATATTCGCCACTATCTATAATACCTATATCGCCTTGTTGAGGGACAAAGTCATCTGTGTTCTTAATACGTTGAAACCCTTCAGGCAGTTTCTGTGTGCTTAAATCAATCGCGTTTCCTGTTGGGTGCCAATCAAAATGTTGTTTACAAAAAGCGATAATTTCGTCCATACATTGCGCGCCATGCGCACCGTCTTCGTCTATTGACTTGCCTATTTGCTTAACTGCCCAATTTACAGCGTCTTGTTTTTTCATACTCTAACCTCCTATTTCTTAGGGGCTTTAGATTCACTGCCCGCACCTAATTTATTTACGTTTTTGCCTTCACGGTTTTTGAATGTTTCCCAAATACCAGTTGCCATTAAGCCACTAATCAAACCAGCCAATAAGCGACCACCAATAGACAATTCTGAAACTATTTCAGGAATGAAGTTTGTGACACCGCCAATAACTACACCGACAAACACACCTGCAACAGGTAGCCAATTTTTAGGTACTACATTCAATTTCTTTAACACTTGTACTAATGCTATTGTGATTACTGAAATCACACCTGCAAATGCGATAATTTGTTCCATTTATAATTCCTCCTAATTAATATAAAAAGGCCGTCACTGCTCTGTGACGACCTTACTTTTTAGTTAATTGATTATTTTGATGTGTATAAAATCGGTCTTCGAATTTATCAAAACGACTATTCAAACTATCAATCTTTGAACTAACTTCTAAGATAACCTTTGTATCTTCACGTTGTTGTTTTTGTTCTTCTTTGATATCTTTTAATGAAGCATTATGATCTTCAACCTCTGATTCTATACGTGTAATTCTATTTTCATTATATTTTTTATCTTTACCTACTTTTGTAAACAGCCCCACTACAGTTACTGTTAGTGGTAAAACAGTAAAGATAATCCAATAAGTTAGTTCGCTTTCATTCAACATTGAACCTCCCACTTTCTATAAAATAAAACCACAAGCCTAAGCCTGTGGTTGTTCTGGATATTTCTCGCCGGTTATTTTTTCGTATTGTTCTTCCGTTATACAATTTTCTTCAGTATAAAAAATCACATCTTCTTTTGTATAACAATTTTTTTCATAATAACGTTTTATAGTATCAAAGTCAGGAGCATTATTTTCTTCATCAGTTAAATAAAGTTTCTTTATGATACTCGCAACATCCATTTCAATATCACTCGGTTTATATGGGTCAGGTGGATTATTCTTTTCGTATTCTTCTTTTGATGTTCCAATCCACTTTTCCCCATCGAAGTAATAAGGTTCGTATATACCTGTTGGAGGAGGTACTTCAGTCCAGTCACCCTCTGGCCATTCTTCATCATCGTTGAACAATAAATAAGTAGTTCCGTCATAATAGTTGTATATTACTTTCATAATATCCCTCCTAAATTAGATAATAATTAATTTTACCATCAGCATAAGTCGTTGTATTTTTAACATATACTGCAATTTCTCCAGTTACACCGATTTGTAAACTTAAAGGTTCGTTGTCGCTTCCACGTCCACCTACACTAAAGGTTTTTTTTGGAGCGATATTATTTGATAAAACACCTACTACATTTCTGCCCACTGCAAATGGCCCTTTAACATTTATAAATAACTCTATTTCAATCAAACCATTACCGTGTGAAATAGTTCTATAAACACTCCACTTCACTGTATCAGTCACATTGCTAAAACCATTCTTAAATGTAATATCTGTGAAAGGCGTCACACTAACACGATTATTTGCTATATCGCTATCAACTCTTGATATGAGATTGTCTGTATATACTTTAGCGTTAGATTCAGCGTTTTTCGATTTTTGCTCTATAGATGTACTTATTTCTGTGTTAGCATTTTCTAATTGTTCATCAGTATAACTTTTGCTTAAATTTAAACTTTCATTAATATCATTATTGATAGTTTTTTTGTCATTGTTATAGTCATTTAATTTAACTGCTTGATTGTTTTCGATAATCTCTATTGCGTTATTCGCTACATTGTCGACATCTGTAATCGCACCATTAAATTCACTTAAAACATTCGCTCTTTTAGTTTCAATTTGTTCTAAAGTTTCATCAAACGATTTATTAACTTCTTGTTTTTTATTATCTAACTGTGATAACCCATCATTGATAACTCGTAAAAGCGATTCTTCTGCTAAACTAATTTTACCTTCTAACTCTTGTAGTTGTTTACGCAATTGAACAACATTACCAACTTGTATGACTACTTCGTTAGGTTCGAGTGTTTCAATACCACTATCTAATATAGCAATTGTAAAATCACATACATAAACCCTATCCTCTGAACCTTTCCTTTCAATGGTCACAACAACTTTTACATCTCCTGTTTTTTCTAATTGTTCATCTGTGAGAGTGTATTCAATTGTTCCTGTGAATGGATCAACAATATTCATTTCTTGATTAATATATTTCGATTTATCGGCAAAAAATAAACTTATCATTGGACAAACATTGGGTTCTCCTAACAATAAGTTTCCATTTTCTCTATTAACTTGTAACCTTATAACAGATGTATTATTATCTGCACTATAATACGCTAGAATACCTTTACCTATAGTTGATTCTTTAGGTAGTATATTTGCCTTTAAACGTCCGATTTTTTCTAAGTTATTCATATCTTATCCTCCTAAACATTAGATATCCAGTCTTGCCAAGCATCATCTTGCTTTAACCTTCTTTTTTGTTTTTGGTTACTTAAAGGCGTTGCTATTGCCATACCACTGTGATTATCTGTTGTCATGTAAAGAACATAACACCCTGTATCCTCTGATTTATAAGGATTATCTGACGCATCTTTATCCATGTAATACCAACCACTATAAGTAATTTCAGTTATTTTATTTATATTTTTAGTTACATGATATGAATTACCAAGACGTTGACCATTAAACCATACGTCGTTTTTATCGACTTGAAATAACGGCACATTACCAACTTCTAAAGGATATGGTTTATAGCTAATAATCTCATCATTCATTGTTAATTTACCTAAATACTTATCTTCTCCGTTTTCTTTCCTTCTAATTTCAATACCATATTGATCAAACGGTGCATTTTGATATAATCTAATATGACCTAAGTTCATATCTCTCATATAAAGCACTGCACTTTCAAGGTTAGACAATTCTTTTCTTACATAGCCTACCTGTTTCATCACACTATATAAATGTTTATCACTTTCTGAAATAACTTCCTTAGATACGTATAAGAAATCTGGCACACTACGTTCAGCCGTCAATGAACTGTCGTTAGGTCTATTAATCATAGTTCCATTTACTACCGATGAAGTAGAACCTCCACCATCAAGCACATAAGCATTCGTGATGTCGTTATAATTGGCACTTAATATTTCGTAACAGTCATCAATAGATAAACCTCTGTGTTTTACATTTCTTCCTTCGGAACTTAAGAAAACATAATCGCCATTTTCACGTTGAGCAATAACTTGTCTAGGGTGGAATGTTTTTGAATCAGCATGTTGATGATAAATATCTGGTCTGTGTTCTTTATTAAGTATGATTGGATAAAACGCTGTAATAGAGTTTACTATCCCATCTTCTAACATTGTGGTAGCGCTTGTACCATTAGGGTATATTTTCATCGTTCCATCTTCTTTAAACCCTAAATGCCATCGATATGATCTATCGGTATAACTATCACTTTGATATATCTTACCGTCTTTAATTTGATTACCAATTAGATTGAAGTTAGATGTATTGAATACACTACCGTTGAAAACTGCACTTGCGTAATTTCTATCACTAAATGTTCGGGCAGTTTCTCTGTTTCCATCACCAAATTTTTCAGCAGCAAAACCATGTTTTAATTTTAATTTATTCCCTTGATTGTCATATGTCGGAACGTCCATCAAATAGTATTCCGTGTCTGTATCTCCAACTCTGTAGTGTAACTTTTGAAAATCTATATTAGGTACAAATGAAGTTGTGTTATATACATCGTTGAAATCACTCAACAAACGTTCTGATAGTAATTCGTGACTTTCACCTTCTCTGTCGACTCTTGCGTCAATAACTTCTTTTTGACCATATTCATCTGAACCCACTACCAAGTTGCTCGTACGACCACTATTGTAATTCAATTGCTTTTCTACATTTGTTTCATTATGTTTTATTTGTTTTGAATTATGAGCAGCAAATTCATTAGTACGGTGTTTTCTATCTTCAATATCTTTATTATATATTTTATTTTCTAATCTATTAAAGTTTTCTACCAACATACTTCTAAATGCTTGACCGATTTGTATAGGCAAGTCTTTTTTTAATTTCATTCACCACTACCTCCTTCATTTGTGCTTGAGCCTTTTAATTGTTCTATTTCATCTTGTAAATTTTTAACAGTCACTTCTAAACTTCCAGTTTTAGTTTTAAGTGTTTCAATAGTGTTTTTAGATGTTCCAATATTTGTATTTAATTCTGAAATTTTCGTTTTTGAATCTTCTAAAGAATTCCTTAAATTTGTATTTTCTTCTGAAACTCTATTAACTTCTTTTTGAAGATTAAAAATAACAGTAGATAAATCTTCATCTTCATTAAAATTTAAACCTTGTACCGCTTGTATATGAGTAGCTGCATAATAAGGCTCTCCATTTTCATCTAATGGATATTTAATTTCTGTTGGTTCATTCATCTATTAACACGCTCCCTATTGAATCAGATGCTAATCTAGGCATAGTAAAAGACGACCCACCAAGTGAACCGCCTTTAACTAAATTATTCATTTTTTTAATATTCCTACTGATACCTTGTTGTATTTTAATTATATCTGTTGGTGAGTTACTAAAATCGACTTCTATTGGTTCGTTTACTAACGGATGCGAAGCAGTGAGTTTAACAACTTTTAAATCTAAGTTATATCCAAGTGGTTGATGTATAAACCTTATGGTGTTGTTTTCTTTAATATCATCATGACCAATATAATGTTTTTCTTCAACGGAACCTAAGTAGTTAGTTGATACCTCGACAGTTGGTTGATCGTTGAGTTCGGCTTTTATTTTCTTAAGTAGTTCATCTTCGTCTAATGCATTATCATCAAACACTGTAGGAGCTTCTGCAAAACCAAACGCGCCCATGTTAGGTGAAGGCCATTCTGCATAAGCATGATACATGTCAGTACCTTTCAATACTGCTGTGATGTTTAATACTGTTGATTTCTCTGTACCGACATACATACAAGGTTTTGAGTTTTTATAATCAATACCAGGTTTAGCACCTCTAAATACTGCTTTGAATGTGTGTTTACCTCTTGATAAATTTCTCGAGATAACTATTTTCTCACTCGTGGCTGTTTTACTATAACATTCATATCGTCCAACCAATTCATCGTCTAAATAAACATCAAGCAAACCACCTTTAGCCATTTTCTTCAACGTCCATTCAAGTCTTTCATTGCCATGTTTACATTCAAATGTTTTTGTGTAACTTGCTCCAACTACTTCTGTTCTCCAAGTACCATCTTTGATGAAAGTACCCGAGTAACTTATATCTTTAGGTTTAACTGGATTGTAATTGTTTGTTTCAGCTTTTGTTTTCTTTTTACCATAGCCTTGAATATAAGTTTTAACATCCGTACTAGTAACTGTAGCTTGTACTTCACTTGAATTATATTTGTAGATCAATGGTATATCTGCCATTTCATAAAACGCTTCTTCATCATAGATATAAATTTTCTTATTGTCGGCAAAATAAATATAATTAAATAATTCTGCGCCTTCAGTTATGAACTCCATGCCATTCTTGTTACCTAATTCATCAATAGATACACGGTTAGTAAATTTACCTTTTATTTCATAAGTGAATCCAAGTTTATTACCTCTGAAACCAAATTCAAGATATTGTTCAAGTGTCATTGTGGGCTTGTTATCTTCATCTGTAGTTTCATCACTGTTCATTTCTTCATTTTCTAAATCTTTTTGAATATAATGGTTTTGAAACTCCATAAAAATATGTTTAGCAGTCACATCGTTAGATACAACTGCGCCATCATATTTAATAGAAGTCGATTTGATAACATATTCTTGACCTTCCCAAACTATCAACATTTCATTAAGCAAAGCATCGAATAAATCGGAATTTGAATAGGTTTTATAAATAGTGAAGTCAATTGAGCGTTCGTTATTCTTTTCATAATTAAGTTTCCAAGAACCGAAGTCATAATCTACAAGTATTTCTCCAAACGTACCCTTTTTATTCTTTAATACCATATCTTTCAATATCTTCACCTACCTATATATAAATGGGAATATCCATCGAGTCTGAACATTACCGATATTTTCTCCTGTTATTTCGATGTCATTGAAACCTTTATCCAACGTTAGCCATTGCCAATTTGTATCGATACCTACACGTTTGTTATTAATGAAAGGGTGGACACCATTTATAACCAATTGTTGATTTTTCTTGATACCTTTTTTATATTCAAATACATCTCCAGTGGTTTTATTATTAAGTTTAAAGCCTTTAGGTGCATCATATTAACTAGTAATTTAAATTGATGTCTTAATAATGGGTTGATTGTATCTGATGAACCATTGTAAATTTTAAAGCTGTTGTATTATGTGTGTATTTAATTTCATTATCTGATAAAACGCCACCTTCAAATTGCCATCTCCACTAGATAAACTAAATTCACTTGTGTCTTTTAATGATTCTGAATAGCCATCTTTGACACTAAAAGTCATTTCATCAAAACGAGCTGGGATTTATGTCTGGATTATTAATTTATACTTTATGCCTGGATTGTCAGACGTTACGATATAATAAGGTGTTCTTTTGTAAAATATACTTCTAAGTTTTTGTTCCATTAAATTAATATCTATTTCATCGATACCATCAAAACCAAACTTAACCACTAAATTAAAAGGAGCAAATGAAGCTACACCTGGTAGCTCACCATCTACTCCTTTCATAGTTATACTGTCTTCGACTGATACAGGGGTAAGAGGGCTTTAGCATCAAGAAAAATAAAGTTATTTATATACTCATTGATATCCTTTGTTCCATTTTTCATCAATAATTTTTAACCATCTGCCGTCTATCATCATTAACCTCCTTGATTAAAGCTAGCCATTCTCATATCTTCTTCCTAAAATTTGAGAAAGGATATTCGCTGCATCTTTAGGTGAACCTTGTTTTTGATTACTTAACAGTTTGATAATTGTCTGTGTAAGTTTATTATTTTGATCATTCACTCTTACCAGCTGACTTAGCATTTTCTCAATTGTTGAATTGTCATTGTTTACTGTCACGTTCGCAGAGCCATTATCCATGCCAATCGCTGTCATTGCTTTTTCCATCAAGCCAACCGCACGATTACGTTTAGATTTATGAAGTGGAATGATAGCTTCTGCTCTATTTTTTTCACCAACCTCAGCGATTTGATGTTTAGTTACAATACCACCATTAGCGTAAGGACCACCTACACCAATTTTTTTTAGCATTCTTCCACCATATGTCTCTTTAGCATATCGCATACCTGCAATTAAGTTATCAAGTCCGTTGAATATATTTCCATGTCCACTTAACTTAAATGCGTTAAATGTACCAGGTTTAACTTGAACTAACCCTTTAGGATTACCTTCTGAACTGCCAGGTCCTACTGCTTTGGATTGCCAGTTGATTCAGTGTTGATTTGTCTTAACCAAGCATTTGCATATGTTGATGTTTGTGGCAGACCTGCTAGACCTAATGCTTTCATTACTTCTGGTTTCCATGCTTGAACTGCTTTTGGTCCTGAATTCTTACCGCCTTTACTCTCTAATGACTCTAACCACTGCTTAGGATTGATAGCTGTATCGTTTCCAGAGTGATCACCTTTGTTTAATTGGAAGTGTAAGTGAGCTCCATTTACAAAGTTACCTGTATCACCTGATTTACCGATGACATCACCAGCACTTACTTTTTGACCTTGTTTAGCCATCTGTTCAGATAAATGCATGTACCAATTCCATAAGTTCTTACCAACCTGAACTTCAATCGATTTACCGCCACCGTAATCGTTCCAAACTTTAGAAACTTTACCGTCAGCGACAGCTTTTACTGGTGTTCCTATAGGCATACCAAAATCTATACCATAGTGGCGACCACCATTAAACATAAGCCCACCAGTGTAATGTCCAAATGTTTGCAAGATATTATCCCATGGCAACCAACTAGCATCACCATTGCCACCTTTAGCTTCTGTAAACCAGTCTTTCACTTTGTCTACTAATGAAGATTTCAAGTTTTTATAAGCAGCTTTAACTAAATTAACGGTAGCGTTATCGCCACCGCCGAAGTTGATGCCTATACTATCCATAACTTTATTCACTAATTTACCCGGATGTTTAACATATTTCCAAACATCACCGATTTTTTCACCAAGCCAAGATGCGCTATCTTTCATTTTATCTCCAACAGTTTCCATTGCATCTGCTGTTTTATCTTTGATGCCATGAGCTGTTTTAGATGCTTTATCTTTAAAACCACCAGATACATCTTTGATGCTATCAGCTATTTGTTCATATGTTTTTTTCTTCTTACTACTTTTAGAGAAACGAGGTATTTTAGTTCCTGTACCCGTTGATAAGCGTTTAGGTATTATGCCTTGTTCTTGAAGTTTGTGCGTATGCCTAGCGTTAATAACACCGTCACCTTTGCCTAATCCAACAATCGTATTTTTACCTTGTGGCGCATCAATTGAACCATCCTTACGTTGAATGAGCTCTTGTGTCCGTCCGCCCGGTCCATTACCTGGTCCTTTATCGTTAACCATTGCAACCGTAGGTTGTCTTAACCCACCATTTGAATCCGTAGAGAGCGTTGAACCGTCATAAGTACCTGTAGCTAAATGAGGTATTTTTTTTATAAGTTCGTTTTTACCCGTAATGGCTTTTGATATCTTATTAACGCCGCCAATCATACCATTCAAACCATCTACAGCTTTATTGGCAACTGTTTTACCTAAATCGCCTGCGGCTTTACCCATATCGGCACCAATGTCTTTAATCCATTGTAGCGTATCGCCCAGCCATTTTTTGAAGCCTTTATAAACAGATTCTGCTTTCTTCCAACCTTCACCAGCAATATTACCGAAACTTGTTTTAGCTTTACCCCACATGTTACTTACATTAGTTTTAACAGAACTATAAGCTTGACCGAAATATTTGCTTGTGCCTTTCCACGTAGATTTCGATTTATCCCAAGCTGTACTCGCGGTATCGGTAAATTTACCTTTTGCTTGATTATAAACACCTGTGACCTTAGTTTTAGCTTTTTCATAAGTTTCACCAAACCATTTTTTCGTACCGTCGTATGCTGATTTGGATTTATCCCACACTTTACCTGCAGCGTCTGTAAATTTATCACGCGTTTTAGTATAAACACCTGTTACTTTATCTTTCGCTGAATTGTAAGTATCTCCAAACCATTTAGATGTATTTTTCCAAATACCTTTTGTTTTATCGGTCGCAGTACCTTTAGCTTCTTCGAGTTTGTCACGGGTTGATGTCTTCACATTTTCCCAGGTATCAGATACACCTTTCGTCACTTTGCCCCAAATATTACCTGCTGTATCCCAAGCTGAATTCCAACCATTTTTGAATGATTGTTGAATATTTTGACCTTTTTCACTAAACCAACCCTTGGTATTTTCCCAACTTTCACCGAGTTTGTTAGTAATCGATGACCATAGATTACCGCCAGTTTCAAGCGCATTATTCCATCCTGATTTAATATTCGACCAAATATGACCGCCTTTTTGAGAGAACCACGTTTTAGTTTCCTCCCACTTTTCACCGAGCCAACTTGTCAATGAAGACCAGAGATTGCCTCCAATTTCAAGCGCGTCATTCCAACCTGTTTTAATATTAGACCAGATATGATGACCTTTTTGAGAAAACCATTCTTTCGTATCTTCCCATTTTTCGCCAAGCCAACCTGTTAAATAAGACCAGAGATTACCGCCCGTCTCTAAAGCATTGTTCCAGCCAGTTTTAATATTAGACCAGATGTGGCCGCCTTTTTCTGAGAACCATTCTTTCGTACTTTCCCACTTCTCAGATAACCAACCTGTTAAGGATTGCCACAAATCACCGCCGGTTTCAATCGCTGTATTCCAACCATTTTTCAAACTTGACCAGATATTGCTGCCTTTTTCAACAAACCAACCAGAAACATTTTCATAAGTCTCACCTAACCAGCCAGTTAAAGAGTTCCAAAGATCTCCGCCAGCTTCTATAGCAATATTCCAACCTTCTTTAAGGGCATCCCAGAATTCTTGACCTTGTTCAGAGAACCAACCAGTGATAGTATCAAAACCACTCTTAATATCTTCGCCAGCTTCAGAAATATTTTCTTTCCAAGAAGAAACGGCATCGCCAATATCTTCACCTATCGCTTTAAATGGGGAAGCAATCCATTCACCGATGTTCTCAAACCAACCATTAACAAGCTCTTTCCAATCCGTTTCTGTAAAGAAATCTTCAACTTTGCCCCAACCTTTTTTGAAAGCTCCAATAATTTCATCGGTTTGATCGCCTATCCAAGTGCCAATTCCAGAAGCTTGTGAACCTACATCTTGCCAAAAACTATTCCAATCATCTTTTATAAAATTTTTCGTTTTTTTATACCATTTTTCAGAATTAGAATAAACATGACCACTAGATAAATCTATGTCATCCGCTATATCTTTATTGTTCTTTTTAACTGATTTACGTATGTCACCAGTTTTGCCTTCAGCAGTATCTATCGCTTCATCATAAGCATCTTCGATTTCTCTAACTCGCTTATCGTGTTCTTTTTGATCAATTTCGCCGTAAGCAAGTAAATCATCAGCTTGAACAACATCATCTTCACGTTGTTTTTTAGCTTCTTTTTTAGCTTTTTTCTCTGCTTTGACTGCATCTTTAATAGCCTCACTTGCTTGTTGTGTATCAATAGCACCTGTGTTAGCGTTCATTCTTGATAAAATAGCTTGTTGCTCTTTTTGTCCTTTCGCAATACTTTCGGTTGTGATACGATTACGTTCATCCAATTTAGCTTTTAGGTCTTTTTCTTCTTGAGCTGTAAGTTTCCCGTCGTTAAATTGTTTTAGTTCTAATTCTTCGATTTCTTGGTTTAGCTCTTCAAGTCGTTTAATTTTTTCATCAGATGCCTCTTGATTTTTTTGAATCATATCTTGTTTTTCTTGGGCAGTAAACGCTTCACTGTTTTCAAGCATATCATTCAATTCATCGGATACTTTTTTATTACGTTTTTGAATTTGCTTTAAGGCTTCTTCTCCACCTTTTCGAACTGAAGTTTCAAGTTTTTCACGCATATCATCTGTGATTTTGCCATGATTTAGTTTGATATCTGATAAAACACGCGTTGTATCTTCTGAATACTTAACATATTTATCTAAAGCATTTTTAGTTTCTTTAGAAACGCCTTTACCTAAAACTTTAGTTGTATCGGTTGCTTTATCTGAGGCTGTACCAACTTTATCCATGAATTTTTTAAAGCCATCGCCAGCTTTTTTTAATAAATCGTCATCGTCTAAGTCTTTATAGCCTTGTTTCATTTCATCAAAGAAAGTTTCTTTGATTTTACTTCCTGTTTTCGAGAACCAACCACCTAAGTTTTTAAGTTGATCAATAGCGCCGCCACCAAACGTTTTGATGACATCAAATAAACCATCAACACCCTTTTTAAACCAGTCAACATTATTGTATGCTTTAATAAAGGCGCCACCTAATAACGTAACACCTGTAATAATCCAGCCAATTGGACCGCCCAAAATTTTAATACCATTACCTAAAACTTTACTCGCTTGACCTAATAAACTAACTTTTCCAGCTGCTTTACCTGTTGATTTACCGAAACGTCCAAATAAACCTGCAGAACCTTTAGCACTCTTACCTGACGCAGTAATTGCGCCTGCATTCGCTTTAGTTGCTCCTGCATTAATTGCAGCTTCTGCAGAGTTTTCAGCCATACGTCGATTAAGTTGTGCGTAACCACCAGCTGCTGCTTGAACCGCTCTTAATAATAGGCCTACACCTAAAGTTACGGGACCAATCGCGGCAGCTACGCCTGCAATAGCTACACCTGCTACTTTTGCACCTTTAGGTAAATCATTTAAGAAATCAACCGTTGATTTCAAACCGCCAACCATACCCGATAAAGCAGGTTGAATAGTTTCAAAAACAGATAACCCAAGCTCTTCGGCAGCTGATTTTAATTCTCTTAAACTACCACCTAAGCCTTTTTCCATTGTGTCGCCCATTTTCTTAGCCGAGCCTTCACTGTTATCAATAGATTTAGATAGTTTGTCATAGTCTTCTTGAGAAGCATTAATAACAGCCAATGCACCACTCATTGCTTCTTTACCAAATATTGTACTTGCAGTTGCAGCTTGTTGGTCCTTAGATAAACCACCCATTTTATCTCTCAATTGATCCATAACGTCACGCATTGGCAACATTTCACCTTTGCTATCTGTTATAGATATACCGAGTTCATCCATCTTGTCTTTCATGCCTGCCGTTGGTTTTGATAGGTTTGTAAACATCGTACGCAATGCTGTACCAGCTTTTTGCCCTTTGATACCCGCATTACTCATCAACCCAATAGCTGTTGAAGTATCTTCGATACTATAACCTAATGCGCCAGCTACAGGGGCAGCGTATTTAAAGCCTTCACCCATCATTTGAACATTAGTATTCGCATTTGCACTAGCTGACGCTAAGACATCCGCAAAACGGCCACTATCTTTAGCTTCAAGCCCAAATGCTGTTAATCCATCAGTAACAATATCAGAAACAGTACCTAATTCTTCACCTGATGCAGCAGCTAAATCCATAATCCCAGGCAAACCACTCATCATATCTTGCGATTTCCAACCAGCCATAGCCATGTAGTTCATAGCTTCAGCACTATCACTCGCACTGAATTTAGTAGTCGCACCCATTTCACGGGCTTTCGCTTTCAACGCGTCTAAATCTTTACCTGTAGCGCCAGAGATGGCTTGTACCTTACGCATGCCATCGTCAAATTCAACGCCAAGTTTACCTGCGTAGCCCATAGCGCCAGCAATCGGTGTTGTCACATACATAGACATATTACGTCCTACTGAACGCATATTTTGAGACATCTTGCCATACTTCTCTGACATTTTGTCTAAATGGTCTGCTTGTTTTGTATATGAGCTATTAGCAATCATTTGTTGTTTGTTCATTTGCTTTAGCTCTTGTTCAGCTTTATCAATACTTTTTTGCAAACCATTCATTGAAGCTTTTTCATTATTAACAGCTTTTTCGGCTTTCGCTAAGTCTTTTGGATAATCTTTGATTGTTTTAGAAAGTTTGTCATATTCTTTTTCTGCAGTTTTAACTGCGTCATTTGATTGTTGGTAAGAAGCTTTAACCTTTTTATTTTCTTCTGTAATGCTTTTATTAGATTGGGTTAACTTCTTAACATTTGCAGTTTCTTCTTTGTGGCTAGCAATTAATTTTTGATGGACTTCACGTTGTTGTTTGGTCGCATTAGAAGCTTGTTTAATTTGTTCAGTAGAGGCTTTGCCTGATTCTTTTAAACGTCTTTCTGCAGAACGTAAGTCATCGAGTTTTGTTTTAGCTTTGGCCTTTTCAGCACTTAATACAGATTGTTTCATTTTAGCGTTATCTAATTCCTTATTAGATTTTTTCATCTCTTGATTAGATTTACGCATCGCTTCATCTTGCTTCTTATGTGCTTCGGCAAGCTCTTTAACTTTTTGTTCTTGTTGTTTAATACTATTCGTTGCTTTTTCATAAGAACTTTTAACGTTATTTAAATTGGTTTTAGCTTGATCATACATTTTCTTTTGGACTTTCATTTTATTGTTAAGTCCTTCAATACGTGTTTGATACTTCTGTACAGATTTCTCAGCTTTGCCGAAACTAGACATATTCGCTTTCACTTCAGAACTCAATACGCCCATTTGACGTTTAAGACCTTTCATGCCTTCTTCAACGCCCGTATTATCCATGGTGTTCTTTATCGCGTAGCCTTCAATATTTTCCAATTATATGTACCTCCCTTCTTACCTATCCACCGAATAGTTTGATTAAGTCTTTACCTTTAATAACTTCTTGTTCTTTTTTAGATTTAGTTTTTTGTTTATCTTTTTTATCATCTTCATTTAAAATCGATAACAGTTGAAAATACGGTTGTGCCTTAACTTCTGTTAAAGTCCAACCGTAATGCATCATACAGAACCTTTGTAAGTCCTTAATGTTTGATAAAATTTCGCTTATTGAGAGTGTTCTTCTGTCTTTCCCTCTTGGCTTGCTTCATCTTCTGAATTTGTTTCGTCTTCGCCGCTGATTTCTCGAAATATTTCACCTAACACATAAGAATATGCTTTTGTACCCATATTATTTAAAATGTCTTCTTCTGTTAAACCTTGTTTTTCAAACAAACTAACTAAGTAATCACGTTCCATTTTTCTCACTTTTTTCATATCTGGTTTTTCTTTATTCACTTCTTTTTCTCGACTTTCCATCCATTCATAAAAACGTTCTGCTTCGCCCATCGTGATAACGTCTTTTGAATAGCTTTCTACTTTACCTGTTTCTTGGTTTTTAATTTCAAATTTGATCATGTTATTGTCTCCTTAAAGTTAATTATTTTTGTATACAAAAATAGGCGACCGAAGTCGCCTTGCTTATTTATTCTGCTGATACATCTGCATCGTTTTCATTTGCTTCTACTTCTACATTATCGGGTTCTTCTGGCGTAGGTTCTTCTTCAGTTTCAACAGTGACAGCACATGTTGCTTTTTTATTACCATCCTCAGTAGTAACTTCAATGTTAGCTGTACCGTCTGCAATCGCTGTAATTGTACCGTCTTCATTTACTGTAGCTACATCTCTATTGGATGATGCATAAGCTACACCTTTATTAGTCGCAGTCGATGGCGCAACCGTTGGTTGAATGGTTGCTGTATCTCCGATATTTAGCGTTAAACTTTCTTTATCAAGGGAAACCCCTGTGACTTTAATTGGATTCGTTTTAAATCCTGGCACATCTGTTTTGTCAGATTCACCGTTATCGTTACTAAAAGCAGCTTGATGCGTGCCTGCTTCATATGCTGTATCTGCGTCCAGACCTTCAATCGTAACGTTAGCTTTACCATCTTCACCACGTTCAGCACTTGCGACTACTTCATCATTTTTATAAATCTTTAAAATGTCTGCCATTTAAAAGCCTCCTAGTAATTTAATTTAAAAAGCCCCTATTCTGCAGAAATAACAGCCGATTTACTTTTAGCTGTTATCGCTACATTTTGGGGTGCCTTAGGGTGTTTCTACTGCTTCGTTATCATTTGAATTGTCATTGTCTGGCATTTCGCCTTCTCCAACATTTTCGTAACCAGGGAATACACTTTGGAACAATTCATCTGACCCTTCTTTACCAACATGATAACCATAAGTACGTGATTCGCCATTAATAGTACGTGCGATCCAATCACCTGTAAGTTGTTGTGGTTCTGGTTCTTCTGCTTCTTTTGGCGTTGTCTTCCATTCAATAGATTCAAGACTCATTGTTCCTTTAGTTAACGCAAGATATACAGGTTCGCCTGATAATAAATCTTCTGACTCGCCAATTAACGCAACATAAGGCGCACGTGTTTTCTCACCAACCCATGAAGTCCCATTTTCATCTGAATCACGACCTAAAACGGCATCTAAATCTTTATCTGGTACATTAAATACATCCAGTTCTGACTGAACTTCGCCTGTTCCTTGTTTCTTAGACCATACCGTCTTATTTGAAGCACGCATTTCAACTTTTCAGGGGCTAATCCTGAAATGTTAAGATTGACCGTACCACCTTTTGCATCTTTCCATGTCATTAATTTCTTAATTTTTTCATCTTCATCAAAAATACCTACGTGTACTTTTTCAAATCCTACTACTGCCATAATTTTTCCTCCTTGAATTAAAAAGAACGCATCTATTCGACACGTTCACCTTTGTAATATTGGTATTTAGGTATGCCACGATATCTTCGTGACATCACATACCTTTGTGTTGCTTTAAAATAGTCATCTAATTGTGATGATGCTTGATTTAAATTTTCATTTGATAGTAAATAACGAATCCGTTTCGTTATATCTATCGTTTGTTGATGATTATAAGATTCAACATCGACTTGAAAAAAATAAGTTTCCGATAGATATTTATCAGAAACATATGTGCTTGGACGATCTAATATCGGGGTTAAAACGACAAACGCATCACTCGTATCATCCACTTCTGTTACTTCGTAATAATAAATGCGGTTGTTTACTTCTGATGCGAGTATAGGGTCGTTAATAATGATATTCGTAATATATTTGAGTATATTCACTTTTTGTTCAACTCTCTTCGAATGATGCCACGGTATTTGGTTTGTGATGCATCTAATGTTTTGGCAATGACACCGTAACCTTGAGGTGTATACTTTTTACCATTACGTGTATAGCCATGTTCATTAAGATGAATGATATTTTTTCTTTCCTTAGGACCTTCCCAATGAATCATAATCCGTCTTTGACCAGCAACCGTTTCAGGATTCCCTCGCTTCATTTCTTGAATGGTCGCGCCTGTATCTCTAAAATCTTCAAATTGATATTTGAGTTCTTCTTTTAAAAAGTCAGATGCTTCAATTAATGCTTTATCATTCTTTACTTGCATTGCTTTTTGACCAAATTTTGCTTCCATCTTTTTCATTAACTCTTTTTCGCCTTTAAGCTTTACATCATATATACCATTGATTTTAGGTTTACTCATTTTCAGCCACCACCACCGTAATATAGCCTGCTTTCGGCTTATCAAATCGAATATCATATATGTTAAATAGTTGCGTTTCAAAGCGATAATCCTTCACTTTGATTGTATGTTGATACTTTGGGATAAATTGTCGTTGAGCGTCTCTCATTATAATGTAAAACCTTGGGTTTTACCGTTTGTCGTTAGAACTTGTCTGTCTTTAATAGAATTATCATATTTTTCAACTTTACAACTATAAACCTCTTTTTCTTCTAAATCATCTGGGTAAGGGCCAGTTTTAACCATGTCATAAAAAGTTAAGTACGTATTAAAGTTTTTAAATTGCACTTAAATCACCAAACTTTCAACTTAAGAATAAATGATTGTAAGGTTCTGTCATTAAATCCTTTATTTTCACGTTCATACTCAACAAAGCCACGAGTCTCATAATCACGCGAAACAATATAATTAATCGCTTGGCAATATAAAGGATATGCCTCATCACTATGATAGTACTGAGGCACACCACTTAAACTTAATTCAGACTTAGCACTTTAGAATCATATCTTCTAACGTATCATTTTCGATATCATAATCTATGTTTAACCATCTTTTGATGCGTAATAATTCATTTTGATTCAACAAAACCACCCCTATTCAGCAGAAATAGAGACGGATTTTGCTCTCGTCTCTACTTCTACCTTTTGGGGCTTGTTAGGGTGTATTCGTGTCTTCAGAACCACCATCAACTTTAGCGATACGGAACGCACTGTCTAATGTACGTTGTTGATCATACCAAGCAGTTAAAACGAATAGATATTCGCCTTTTTTTACATCTTTATCTGTATCAAACGTTGTACCATTGTAGTTAATACCAAAGTAATTGAAATCTCCTATTACTGGTTTAACTGCTGCATCAGTAAATACAATTGGTTTACCAAATATTTTTTCAGCAGGAGCGTCAAAGAAATTAGTAGTACCGTTAGATAAAATATCAATAATTTTAATATAATCTGCATATCTCATATAAATCACTGAATTATCACGATAATCTTCATGTAAATCAGCTAAGGCATTAATGATAGCTTTATACATATTTGAACCAGCCACTTCTTTTACACTTCCATTATAAAATGACATATGTTCAATTCCAGGTTTAGGACTAGCAGCAAAAGCGTCTCTACGTTCTTTATCGGCTAATCCTGAACGTAAAGCATTCTCTACCCAACTAACTAATTCAACATCTGAACCATGAATTACAGTATCAGAAACTGCAGCAAATACTTTAAATTTGTATGTTTCGAATTTAACTGTGTCACCTTTTAGTTCCATTTCTTTAGCTGTTTCTGTATCTGTAATAAAATCATCGTCATCCAGTGTGTATGAGATACGAGGAATTTCTAATCCCTTAATATTTGTTAGACGTGCTTTTTCTCGCAACTGATTTCGAGCGAAAGAAAAATGGACAAACAGTTAACTGAGAAATTAGAAAACATCCCAAGTTAAACTATCTGCCCTTTTTCTGCCCTTAGTTAATTTTTAACAACTAGCAAACTCTTATAAACACTGCAATTAAGCCACTTACAATAACATTCTACATCATCATTTGAGAATTATTATGCTATTTTTACAGGTTTCTATTATTTTACAAAAAGACTGTTATATCAATATTTTCAGAGTATATTAGTGGTTATAAGTTCCATAGGTTTTTATTAATTTATAAATAATCTGCCCTTTTTTTGCCCTTAAAAATACCCACCTTAATTGGTGGGTTTATTTATGTAAAAAAATAACCACCCAGTGACATGTGTGGGTGGTTTGCGTGGGAACATTCTCAAAAGAGTTGTTCCAATAAATCATTATGTATCACAACCACTACTACACTTTATATTCGCGACTATAAAATATAGCTTATACGGTTGCGTGCCATATTTGCAGTTTCTATCTAACTGCCAAAGTCATAGTCTTATACTACCTTCAGACAAGAAGCAAGCCCACTATGGCGGGGTGAATTGTAGATACTGGACTGGAAGAAGTCACCAGTCGGGACCGATTGTTACGATACATGGTATCTCTGATGTATCTATACCTACATTATACCATAAAAAATAGGGCAAGCACATACGTGCCTACCCTAGTATAATAACGTGTTGCCAAGAAATCATAGTAATCACTTATTAACCATAGTTATAACGTAGAAAAGACAGACCCGAAAGTCCGTCTGATCCATTGTATGGTTAATAATGATCGTGCCTATAATATACAATAAAAAAGCGCCTCGCAAAGAGACGCTGAATATATTTTAAGGCCAATCACAGTGGATTGCGTGGCTTTAAAGCCTATTTATAATTTAACATATTTTTCCGTTTAATCAAATAAAAAAAGAGCAGACACGGGACAATGTGACTGCTTCTTTTTAGTAAGGTATACTTGCGTTGGTTAGCAATAGTATATTGCTTAAAATATTTATATCATAAAAAAGACAACTCGTAAAGATGCGTCAAATATAGTTCATGTTATCTATATACTAACCCACCATCAGTAAGAATAGACTGACCTGTAATATAACCAGAACCTTCTGAAGCTAAGAAAGATACTAAATTAGCTACGTCTCTTGGTTCTTGATATCTTCCTAATTTTATTGCAGAAGAAAATTCTTCGAATGCATCTCCAGGCTCCATATCATCGTTATATTTAACCATTTCTTCGTCGATACGATCCCACATCTTCGTTTTAGCAACGCCAGGACAATATGCATTAACTGTAATACCATCTTGAGCTAATTCTTTAGCCGCAGTCTGTGTAAAAGAACGAACCGCATGTTTAGTAGCTGAATATGTTCCTAACATTTCATAAGATTCATGCCCAGCAATACTACATGCATTTATAATTTTACCACCTCTATTTTGTTTTTTAAATTGCTCTGCTGCGGCCTGCGTCCCAAACACTGTACCATAAACATTTACATTAAAAAGTTTACTAAGCTGTTCTTCATCTATTTCTAAAAATGGAGAAACAGCATCTACTCCAGCGTTATTAACAAAAACGTCTATCTGACCAAACTCCGTAACTGCAAACTGTACTAATTCTTTTTGTTCTTTTTTTACCGAAACATCACTTTTGAATGCGGCAACATTAAAACCGTTGTTCTTAAATTCTTTTTCTGTTTCTAAAAGGAGTTCTTCATTAAGATCTTGTATTATTAAATTAAAACCATCATTTGCCAGTCTTTCTGCTATTCCTTTACCTAAACCACCTGCAGAACCCGTAATAACAGCTGTTTTATTCATCATAAATCATCCT